GTTGCTGGACAATCTACACAAATAACTTCTGTTGCTGGTTTGTCTGCTGAAATAACGAGGGTTGGTGCTGCAAGTTATTCTGCCCTAATGTCTAATGCTATAGATATGTCGGCCAACATCACTCAAGTTTTATCGCAGTCTGCCCAGGTAACTCAACTTGCATCCCAGAGTGCTGAGATTTCAGCAGTATTTGCAATTAGATCAGACATTTCAACTGTAAGCACAAACTCTTCTGCTGTTAGCGCAGTAAGTTTGAATATTAGTCCGGTCACAAATGTTTCATCAAATATGGGCAAAGTGACTTCTGTTGCAACAAGTTTAACTGACATAACAACAGTTGCCTCTGCAATAGATTCTGTTAATACAGTAGCAACAAATGTTAGTGCAACAGTTACATTTGCTAACACCTGGTATGGAGCAGCTAGTTCAGATCCTACCGGTTCAATTAACGATGGCAGTTTGTACTATCATCAATCAGGAAGTACAGGACAACTAAAGGTATATGACAATGGCGCATGGTCTAATGCATCCTTTGAGATTTCTTCATCAGGTGTTTTAAGTTTTGAAAGTAGGACTGGACATATATCTTTAACTACTGCCGACATTGCAGTTGGATTAGGAACGAGTGCAATAACCGGAATTACAGACAGTTCCTATGAAACAAAAGGCAGAGCAGTTGCAATGAGTGTGATTTTTGGTGGATAAAAATAATTTAATGGAGATTTAGAAATGGCTTTTAAAGGTAAACCAACAACAATAAGTGCTGACACCACTTTGGTAACGATGGGAGTTGGACTGGAAGGAGCAGTTCATGGACTCCAGATCGGCAACAACTCAAGTGATAATATCAAATGTGAATTTAAATACTTTGATTCTTCAAACAGTTCTACAACTAGTTTTTTAATAACAACTGTTTCTGGAGAGTCTACGTTTACATTTGAAAAACCAATTAATTTAAATTCCAGGGATGCAATAATTGCATCATCATCAGCAAGTAATCTTGTTGCAGTTTCAAGTGTGTTTGAAGACTCAACAGTAAACTTGGGAGTGTTAAGTGCAGCTGGTCAATATACGTCTACAAGCACTTACAACTTTGGAGATTTAGTAACTGATGGTAATGGAAATACTTTTCTTTCTACGTTTGATGGCAATGCAAATAGAGGCATTGGCAATTCATCTGCCTTTCAAACTTTTGCATCTAAAGGTGACACCGGTGATGTTTCACTTAGTGCAACACAAACCTTAAGTGGAAAATCCTTTAGTGATTCTGTAAGTGTGTCTGCTGGATTAACTGCTAATACAGTTTCTGATGCAGATGGAAATTTAAGACAAGTAAATCAAAGTGGTTCAATACAAAATACTGGTTTTACTTTAGGTGCAACAAATAAAGGCAATTATGTAAGGTGCAGTAGTACCTCTGCTTTGACTATTAATGTCGTAGGTGGAGTTTTTGAAACTGGAGATATTGTTTCGCTATTTAACTCTGGAACGGCAGCCACAATTTCATCAAATTTCTGCACGTTAGCCGGGGCTGCAAGTGCCACAGCAGTTTTAACATTAGCCAATAATGGAGTGGGCAGTATCTTATTTTTAGGCTCGGCAGAAGCTGTAATTACTGGGAATGTGAGTTAACTATGACAGGTATTCATCAACTTTTAATGTCTAATTTTTCTGGAGCAACAAAAGCACAAATTAATATATTTACAGGAGATGGTACTTATACTGCCCCTACAGGTGTCACAGAAGTTAGGTATTTAGTTGTAGCTGGAGGTGGTGCTGGAGGTGTAATTTTAGCTGGTGGTGGTGGTGCTGGTGGGTTTAGAACAGGCACATTAGCTGTTAATCCTGGCCAATCGTACTCAATTACAGTAGGTGCTGGTGCTTCTTCAGGAACTGGAGAAAGCGACCAGATTAAAGGAGGAAACGGATCAAATTCAGTTTTTTCATCAATCACTTCGACTGGTGGAGGTGGAGGTGCTTGTAATGGAGCCGCAGAAGTACAAACAGGAAATAATGGTGGATCAGGTGGTGGAGGGTCAACTGGTGGATCAGGTGGTGCAGCTTCTCCATCAGGTCAAGGTAATGCTGGTGGTGGTTCTACTAGTGTTACAAAGTACGGAGGCGGAGGTGGAGGAGGTGCTGGAGATGCTGGTGCTACTGGAACAACCTCAAATGGAGGAAACGGTGGTGTAGGTCTTTCTTCAGACATAACTGGCTCAACTGTTTTTTATGCTGGTGGAGGAGGTGGTGCAATTCATATTTCTGCTGATTCTGCTGGTGGTAATGGTGGTAATGGTGGTGGTGGAGATGGAGGAAACTCTAATGCTACAGCGGGTTCTGCTAATACCGGTGGAGGTGGTGGCGGAACGGATGGACAGATTGGAGGAAGTGGTATTCCTGGTGCAGTTGCAAATGGTGGTTCTGGAATTGTTGTTATTGTTGGTTAGTCAAAAGGAATTTAAATGGCACATTTTGCAAAATTAGATGAAAACAATATAGTAACTAATGTTCATGTTGTTGATAATGTTAATTTATTAGACAGTGATGGCAAAGAAAGTGAAGCTGTTGGTGTTGCTTATTTAATTGGTGTGCATGGTGGTGGCACTTGGAAACAAACAAGTTACAATGCAAACTTTAGAAAAAACTATGCTGGTATTGGGCATAAATATTATTCAGAGCATGATTTATTTGCAGCACCACAGCCTTATGCAAGTTGGACGTTAAACACGACTACAGGTAAATGGGAGTCTCCAGTTGCATACCCTTCCGATGGCAAACTTTACAATTGGGATGAAGATAATAAACAATGGGTAGAAGTGTGAGTAAAGTATTTCCTATTTTCCCAAAAAAATTAACAAAAAAAGATTTAGAGGAAATTAAATCCAGTAAAAAAATATGATGCAAACACGTTTGTTTTGTCAGACGTGCCAAAATTTCAAACTGTTAAGGTTAGGTTATGCAAGATTTAAAAATAATAATGCTTTTATTTGTGAAGAATGTTTAATAACAAAAATTAAAAAAGAAAAAAAACAAAATTGAAAATATGGATTTAAAAAATGTTAGACCCCTTAACCGCAATAACAGTAGCTGCAACTACGCTGAAAGGTATAAAAAGTTGCGTTGATAACTCTGAGGCTTTGTGGGGTAGTTTAAAAAAATATGCAAATGCAATTGAAGATGCTAGAGAACACGTTAGAAATGCTAAAGAGTTTGGACAGAAAAACCCAAAGTTATATGGAAAATTTGAAACAGCAAAAATTAAAAACAACAACCCAACCGATAGTGCTTTTGACATTATTATTATGGAAGAAAAAATTAGGCAACATGAAAAAGAGTTGTATCAATTTTTTACAGCTAATTGGACAGCTGACTGGGGTGGTAGACCTGGTTGGATTAGATTTAAAAAACTTAGAGAAGAAATTAGAGATAAAAAAGAAAAGGAAATTTATGCTGCTATCAGAAGAAAAAAACAATTTATGTACCACACAAAACTTGGTGTGGCTGTAACTTTTTTATCGTTGCTTCTTATTTATTTATGTTGGTTTCTTTACAAAGCAATCGTGGAGAGTTCTAAATAATGTTAAATCTACTTGGTTCACTTTTACCTATTGGAGAAAAACTTGTTGATAAATTAATTCCTGATCCAGAGGCAAAAGCAAAAGCGATGAAAGAGTTAAGGCAGTTGGAACAATCAGGAGAACTTGCAAAACTTGAAGCTGAGTACGCTGATAGAGATTCAGCCAGACAAAGAGAAGTCAAAATTGCTACTAGCGAAAATGCCAGTTGGTTAAATAAATGTGTTACCCCATTACTCGCATTAGGAACAGTAGCGATGTCTTTTGCTTTGTTTCTAGTAATTATTTTTGTAGAAGTCGATGTAAATTCTGGTTCTAAAGATATTCTCGTATACGTCTTGGGTGCTTTAAATTCCGCCACAACCATGATATTGGCATATTACTTCGGAAGTAGCGTAGGTAGTAAACAGAAGTCACATGAGATAAATGATTTACTAGAAAAGAAAGAACCAAAAATATGAGAGAGTTTGATTGGGGTAAATACTTTAATCGTGGTGAGTTTGAATGTAGTCACACTCATACTTGCGAAATGGATCAAAACTTTATTGATAAACTTAATAAACTTAGAGAAGAATATGGTAAGCCTTTAACTATTAATTCAGGATATAGAAGTCCAGAGCATCCTATTGAATATGTTAAAAAAACCCCTGGCGCTCATGCAAGTGGTAAAGCCTGTGATATTAATATAGCTAGAGGAGAAGCATTAAAGTTATTAAAACTAGCTATAAAATTAGAGTTTACTGGGTTTGGAATTAACCAAAAGGCTGACAATAGATTTTTACATTTAGATACTTTAGAAAACAGTAGTGCAAGACCAAGACCAACAATTTGGAGTTATTAGCACTCACTTTTAGGCTTATAAATGGAAAATCACAACTATTTAGTTATCGAAGAGGCATCTAAAGCCTCTTATGCGTTAGGAATTATGTTAAAAAATTTGGGTAAGTTAGATGAAGCTGAAATAAGTTATAGACAAGCTATAACTTTAAACCCAAATTTTAACCAGGCTAAATATAAACTAGGCACCTTGCTACTTTCTAACAATAAAAACAAAGAGGCTATTGAACAATTTGAGGGAATTAATTATGAAAACAGTAACTATCTTTTACTTAGGTGTTTTTTTAATTTAAACATGAAACAAGAGTTTTTGAATTTACTACAAAAATTTATCAACGAAAACGTAGTTCATCCTATTATTGGGTCTCTTGTCTCTCGTTTTAATTTAAAATATCAAACAAGTCAAATAAATTTATTTTGTTCAAAACCTTTAGAATATGTTTTTAAAAGTAATTTATATAATTTGTATGATTTTAAAAAAATATTTGTAGAGAATACACAAAATATTATTAACAAAAATAAAGCTCCTCAAAAAAGTTATGATTTATTAACTAATGGTTATCAAACCGATGGTAATGTTTTTGAAATAGAATCTGAGCTTACAAGAGAAATAGAAAAAATTATTCGAATAGAAATTGAAAAATATCGAATTAGTTTTATTGATAGTGAAGAGGGATTAATTAAAAGTTGGCCAAATGCATATCGTCTTTATGGTTGGTTGATTTGTATGAAAAGTGGTGGTGAATTGCGACCCCATATGCACGAAAACGGATGGTTGAGTGGAACAGTGTACATTAATGTACCAGCCAAACCTAAATTAAACCCCGAAAGTGGTAATCTTGTTGTATGCATTGAAGAAAAGATAAAAGAACAAAGTGTTGATGTGATAACTGGAACTATGTGTCTTTTTCCAGCTTCTCTCCTTCACTATACTATTCCATTCAAATCAACAGAAAATAGAATAGTATTGGCTTTTGATGTAGTGCCTAAGTTGTAGTTATTAGGATTTACTTGAATCTTCGAGGAAGAGATCCCAAGAAACACTTAAATTATCTATAACAGATATTATTTCATCTTTATTTTTCAAAATATTTATGATTACCACAATAACAAATTAAAATATAAAATTTCATTTTTTATTATTCTTTAAAAGTACATTATTCATTTGCATAAAAATTTGCAGATATTTATTTTTGTCTTTTGCAGAACTAGTTAAAATTTCATTACGTTTTTTTTCATACAACTTATAGGCATCGTCATAAGTTTCAAACTCAACATAACTTTCCTGATTTTTAAGTGAATTATAAACCTTGTATTTTTTTTTGCTTGAAGGAATTTTATCAATGACATTTTTGGCAATCTCACCGGTATTAAAATTTTTTTCTAATTTTTCCTTAGAAACCATTTCTGTCATTTCTATCTTTGGTTTTGATTTTGCTGCTGGGTCTTGAACAATTACGTTCATTGGGTTTTTTGGCTTTTCTTTAACTGGGTAATCATTTAATTCTTCAGTAGTAATCATTCCCCCTAGTGCATCTGGAAAAGCATCACGAAGTGCAAACCCCCTTGCTCTCATTTGCAACATTCGCTCTGGATAAGTTTTCCAAACTGGTGATCTGCCGACAAGACCAGCACGATTTGCCTGTTCAATTGTAAAGGTTGAAACAACTGGCGTTTGGTTCTTTCTTTTGACAGTACAAGTTGCTTGTCGATCATCGCCCTTTTCTTCAATATCTACAAATTCTGGATGACTTCTGCATAAAGCCAACAAGCTGTCGCCATACATAGACGGCTTACCATTTATTACGGATATAGACTGTAGGGATTGCATTGGCAATAAACCTACCTCTTTGCCCATTTGCATTGCAACCATGATGTCCTCTGGTTTACCACGAAAGTTAGGTGGTACTAATTGAGTGTTAGCAATTTTTTCTGCAAAAACCATAACAGTATCTAAATTGTCTACATTTATTAATGAATTTTTCAAAACAAATACCCCTGTCTAATTATTTTTTTTTTAAAAGGAACAACACAATCACCAAGTTTCTTTTTGACTTCTCTCTCTTTTTCTTCAGCCAATTGAAGGGATTTTAAAGTTTCTTTAATTGTTTCAATGGAATGATAAGTAAGTAGCTCAACTAATTCATTAACTTTAATTTTTATCAACTCTTTATCTGTGGTTCGTGGGTCAGAGTAAAATAAATTTAAAATAATTTTTATAATTGCGTGTTTAATGTCTTTAGTATTCAATTTACTCTCCCTCTTCTTCGTTTGATTGTTTTGAAACAACTCTTAAAGTTTTTGAGCGAACTGTTTTTTCTTGGACTTCCGGTACAACCTTTGTTGTTGCTGGTCGATACTTTGTTGTTCTAAAACCCCAATCAACATCGAAACAAACAGTTGAGGCTTTAGTATGATTTTGCATTTCCTTCATTAATTCCATGCTTAAATTATCATCTTCAATTTTTAAAAGTTTAACTTGACTTCTAATACGAGCAATCCTGTTAACTTTTTGGGGAATACCAGGTTTCTTATCTAAATTAAGGATAACATTTGAGCAATTATCAATGGAAGAAATAATTGTATAATCTGTACTATTTTGCACGTCATACCAATCTTTCTCACCAGTTTTTTTGTAATGCTTTATTCTTCGATGCCAGTCAATTGCACAATTAGCAATTAATTCTTGAAATTTTTTATGAGGCTCAAACATATAAACTCTTAAACAATTTCCACGAAACAATACAGCTAAAGCACCCCACTTTGCATTGGTACACATCATTTGAGATTGAAGTTGGATAACTCCGAGTTCAAGTGGGGGCGAATCAAATGGGTATTTTTCAGTATTTTTTGCCTCAATCACTCCCATACCTTCTAAAACCATTTCATCGCCATCCATCACGAAAAGACCTGACTCCTCATCGTGTTCAACTTTTAAATTATCGCCCTCAGCTGTTGCATCAACCGACACCATTAAAGGCAAAGATTTGTGTTTGATTGAGTCTTTTTGCGAAATGTCGATTTTTGTGACACGAATTTTAAAAGCTGCCTCTCGCAAAATAAAAGACTCCAAGGCATTGCCAAAATAAACTAATTCTGTGCCACGCCTTGATAGATTTTGTGGCATTTCTTCACCAGTATCTATTAAATAGAACGCACGATCCAAGAGTTCGTTAGGAGTTGTAAATTTGTGTTCTTGACCAATTATTGCCATAACTAACACAGCAATTTTGGAACTGGAGCAATCTACATCAGTTGAAAATCTACTCATTACATTGCCCCCCCTAAAATTACAAAGGGCAACAAGTACAAAATAATTATAATTCCAAGCAAAGCAATTATAAATATTACTTTTTCAAAATTCGTATCTGGTTGAAATGATTTATGGCTATTTAGTATCTGACTTGTTTTAACTGTCCAAAAAAGGTGTTGTTTGATGCTAAATGTAGTTTTGGACAGCCAAATTTTCAGAATGTTTATTATACGACACTTTAAATCTAATAAGTAATCATACATTTTACTATGCTCCATTCCTAAGTGGTTAAAATAATTGGAAAAAAGATACGCACGAATACATTGGTGCGTGTCCTTTTTTGCTAAATTGATGTCTGAAAACATCAAATGTTTCATACTGAAAAATTGCTAAATGTAGTTTTGTACTCATTTTCTCAACTTTGCACTACGAAATATGTTTGCAAGATAACGTGATTGCTGATAATCAACTCTTTCTTTAATCTCATTTCGCATTTCATCAAGCACGATTTTTGAATTTAAAATCAATTCAACTTTTGACATTTGCGAATTTTTCTTATTATTTTTCTGTAACTTAAAAAGTTTTTTTGATGCAGTTTCTAAGGATTTAGCAACCCAACCCACTTCACTTGTATTGGTAATAGCAAAATCAACTCTCGTATGAATAGACTGACCTCTACAAACCATCGCATAACCAGATAACAAAGCACTTTTGTAGACAGAGTCCTTAGACTTTCTAACACTAGAAAAATCTTTGTAATTAAAATGTTCCATTTTTTTAACCATCTTCAGTTTCTTTCTTACCATTTTTCTCAAGACGTTTTTTTACGTTTTGAACCATCGATGCACCCCACTTTTTCGGCTTGGCTTGATAAAGTGGCTTGTTATCATAGTCTTTGCTCGACTCCATTTTTGCCCACTCTCTAGGTGTTGCAACCTTGCATTTAGTTAACGCTGATGCAATATCCCTTAAAGAAGTTTTTCCTTTTACCGCTAAAAGCTGCACAATGTCTTCAATTGCACCGCGATTAGCCTCAATATATTTATCAGCTAAGTCTACCCTTGCTTTAGCAGCTTTGATTGCACCTGGCTGAACATTTGATGCACCAAGCCGATCAATCCTTCTGCCTTTAATTCCCTTAGTAGGATCACCTTTGGTATCATAATGTCCATCTTGCTTAATCTTTGCATTGATTGCGCCTAGTGAACCCTTTGTCCGATCTTTAATATTATCTCTTTCTAATTGCGCCATGGTAGCCATCATGCTTAACATTGCCCTACCCATAGGACTTTTAGAATCTAAGCCTGGCACTTCAGCAATTGCGAATTCTAGTTTGCTATCCAAAATTCTTGATATAAATGAAACAGAGCGTGAAAGCCTGTCCATTTTTGCGACAACTAGTTTGCAATTATTTTCTTCGCAATACTCAATTGCCTCTCGTAAAACTGGTCTTTTAGCATTAGCACCTGATTCTTGCTCCCAGAAATACTTTACGTCATTGATACAATTAGAATGTTCACGCAAAACGTAATCATCAACAATCTTCTTTTGATAGTCCATGCCAAGACCTTTTAAACCTTGCTTGGCAGAACTTACTCTGAAATAAGCTGCTATACAATAAGTTTTAACTTTCCCTTTTTTTGCCATTTTCCCTTTTGTTCTCATGTTCGTTTTCACTTTATTTACCCCCACAATAAATAAATTTAGTTTTCCTTTTTTAATACCGCTGTCCATAAAAGTTTATGTATGCTTTGATTTCTTCAAGTGTGTTGTGCCTTAATAATTTTTCTAAAGCTGGAAAATCGCCCCCTTCAAAATCTTCAGCAACTCGTTCACAAAGAGATTCTAAAAGTTCAATATCTCTTTTAGGGACTTCAATTTCGTAATGACCATAATCTTCTAATTTTTGAAAGGTTATGTTCATTTGTTTAAAAAATATTTGTCTTGCTCTTTCTTTTAACTTAGAGTCTTCTCCAACATAATCATCCCATGGAGTTTTAAATTCTTCATCCACATCTTCATCAACAATTTCTCTGCCATGCTCCGAAAAGTCTGCACATCTATCTATGTATGCAATTGCATAAAACTCCCAATCTTGCTCTGTGTAACCAGACTTAATTGTGTCTGCTGGAATTAAGTAAACTTCTGTTTTTTGGTCATAAGTAATTGTTGCAACATAGTCATCAAATGATTCTGCTTTAACTGTTGTTTGAAACTGACCAGCTTTGTAACAACCTATCAGTTCAAAATTGCCATTTGTGTAAATGTCACCTTGTCCATCATTGCCTGTCATAATTGTCATTTCTTTCTCCATTTAAAATGATTAATTTTGTTTTGAAAAATCTTTAGCTTGTTCTAATGCCTCAACCAAATCAAAAATTTGTGGTGTAGATGGTTTACCATAAAATTTTTCAGACCTTGTCTTTGACATTTGCCCATTTGGTAGATCACCAAAAGGTTTTCCATCTATCGCTAAGAATTGATTTGTTTTCTTAATGTCTGCTTTGTTTTTATAAAACTCGTAACCAATTTCATTATTTCCAACAATAATGTAACCAGTTTTATTGCATTTAATATCTATTTTTTCCATTTTTCTTTCCATTTAAAAATGATTTAATACAACTGTAAACGATATCTGTCTAAATTGTCAAATATATTTTTATTTGATATTTGTACACTTTGTCTATAATATATAGATATCGGCAATTTAATAAATGTTAAATACTATATTTAGTTAAATCGTCAGTTAAAGAAATACCACATTTAGTACATTTGGAGATAAATTGTTAAGTCCATTTTTAGTTCGCTTAGAAAAAAGTAATAAAGATAAACTTGAGGCTGCGAGTAAGAGGCTTAAAGTGTCTAAGGCAAAAATAATTAATCATTTACTTCAAAATAAACTACCACAAATAATTACTGATCCTCATCCAATGGAAAGTGTAGAGGAAAGACTCCAAAGGATGATGAATGGACGGCAAGGGAAAACGTAACAAAGGGCAACGTGGTGAGCGTGAGGCAGCTACTCTACTCTCAGATCAACTTGGCTTTATTGTTGAACGGAACTTAGATCAAACAAGAAATGGTGGTTCTGATTTAACTATCGGCAAGTGGCAAATTGAAGTTAAAAGACATGAGCGTGGAACAGCTGCAATCGACAAATGGTTTCAACAATCTATTGAATCTTGTACGCCTTTTTCTGGCGAAAGACCAGCTGTTATGTTCAGAAAGTCTAATCAAGCCTGGAAGGTTTGTATCTCGCTAAAAGATTTTATTTATTTGGTCAGGGAAACTTTCGATGAGTAAAGTATTTTATTTTATTGTTTCTTTAGTTGTAACTTTACTAACCTTTTATTTGTTGCTTAATCAAAGTAAAGATTTAATGTTTTCTGTTTTTCAAAATGGTTATGAAAAAGGTTATGGCGATGGCTATGCAGTTTCTAAGCATCAACATAAACTTACGCATGACCAACTTGGTGCAGCCTGTATGTTTCATAATTATGATGAGCAATCAAGCAAGTGAAATGAGGTTATTAATGGCAGTTGTAAATCAAGCTGTGTCAGATATGTGTTTAGTGCCACACAAACAAATACCACGATCTATAACAGTTTGTGCGTTTGAGGATTTGTTTTTAGGTCACCTGGACAATTATTTGTTAGCTAGTAATGTCCAACCACACTACTACATTAAACATTTGGTTAAACATATGTTTTCAAACAATTTGCCGGTTAATAAATATGA